TTTTTTTTGTAAATTTTAGCCATCTTGAACAATTTATTAAATTAAAGGAGGCTAATATGACTAAACAACGCAAACAGGCTGAAGAGCTTGTATATAAAGTAATGGATGCTTTAGATCCATCTAAGAGTATGTCTAAATATTATGCTGCTCTATTTAAAGACATGAATGATAAACAGTTCTTAGACTATATATCTAAGAAATATCCATATAGATTCCAAACACGTATCTTTAAGATTGAACCAACCTTTGTAGAAATTGAGAAAGCTGCTAATATCTTAGGAGTTCCTCTAATGGAGAAAGTGGCTACTCCAGACCTGTATGTAAATAAAGATGGCGAACCAGTATGGACTAAAGAAGCATTAGTAGTATATCTTCATTTGAAGAAAATGAAACAGTTCTTAACTAAGAAGAACTCCATCTCTACTAATATTGCTTCTCGTGATAATAAGACTGGTCGTCTTGTAGGTCATGATAAGAATGGTGCTACATCTGACCGTGAAATGGAATCCCTTGTAGTATCTGGTATGGATAATACATTAAAAGAATTCTCTCGTGCTCGTGCTGACTCAGTAGAAGCTAAGCAAGCTATGTATAATACTATATCTACTCTTGGTACAGTATCTTTAGAAGATATCCCAGAAGATAAGACTGATGCATTATCTAAGAATATGATGAACGTATATATGCTAGGATCTCATATCAATACTAACTTGATTAATATTGATAATATGACTCCACAAACTTTAAGAGATAAAACAGTTTCTAGACGTCAATAAACAAATACCCCCTTAGGATTACTATGATCCTAAGGGGATAGATTTTGTAAATTGTAATACTTAGTTATTTTAGCTATATATTATTAACGTGATATGATGATATAGTATTTAATCAGTGTTAAGCTCCACAGGAGCAGAAAGAGGTATATCATGTTAACAGACAATCTTTTCTCCAATTGCTTCGAAAGTATGATCAAACACTTTGAAGAAAATAACAAGGGTTTAGAATCTGAATGGAATTGGGATGATGCATTTAAAATGCGTCATGAAGCATTTGCATTATTGTGGAATAATCAAATTTCACATGACCAATTTTCTAGATTCAATGACGCAATCAATGTGCCATTATTCTAATTAAAAGATGGAGATGGGAGTTAATCCCATCTCCTAATCTTATTTATTTTTTTTCTTATAACTGTATCATGGACTACTCATATCTAGATGAGTAGTCCATAACACAATCTCTTATTTCCATATTTTAAAGGAGGTAAACATGATTGTACAATCATAGAATACTCACAACAACAGTAAAAGTATTTAAACTTTTACTAATATGTTTAAAAGTTATATATTATAATAGTGAATGTTAATGGTATAAAATTATACTATAAGTAAACATTAGGATAAATGTATTCTTATTTTAATTAAAGGAGAATAATATGGAAAAGAAAATCGGCGTGTTACATGAAATCGGTGACCTTGGTTTAGGTTTCGATGAAGTACCACAAGAACAAGAGCAAGCTCTAAAAGAGCAAATGCAAGACCAACAAAAAGAAGACAAATAGTCTTGCAATGCGATGGGGCGTAATACTCCATCGCATTTACATTGTATTTTAAGATTATAAGGACGGTGAGGATAATGGTTAAGAAACTTACCTTATTATGCATCGCCATATTGGTATCTATATTACCAATAAAGGCACTAGAGAGTGATCGTCAGAGTGATGACACATTAGACGTTGTAATGCAATTCATAGTTAAGAATAACGATGACTATAGTGACAAAGTAAACAATCTTATCAATAATGATAAAGATAAGAAAGATAACGAACGTATGCAGAAGAAAGAAAATGTGGATCCAAATACCGCTAGAGTATTAAATCAATACGTTCAAGTAGCTAAGCAAGAAGCTTTAAGACAAGCTGCTTCTAAAGAAGAAGCTAATAAGAAAGCTAACTCAAGATACTATGTAGATCAAAACTCAGATTTATCTAATAAGTCTGTTTATGTGACTACAGAAGATATGAATAATATCATTAAACACTTTGACCCAAGTGGTACATCTCCATTCCAAGGTCAAGGTAATATATTTATTGAAGCATCTAAAGAATCTGGTCTAGATCCTATCTATATCTTTGCTCATGCATCATGGGAATCTGATTATGGTAGATCTTATCTAGCCAGAGATAGAGGAAACTATTTTGGCATTAATGCTATTGATGCTAATCCTAATGCGGCTCATCATATGGGTAATACTGTTTATGATGGTATTGTCAATGGTGCTGTATGGATTAGTAAAAATTATTACCAGGAGGGGCAAACAAGTCTAAACTCAATGATCTACGGTCATAAGAGATATGCACAGGCTGCTGGAGCATGGATTAAAGGCGTTAATGGAATTATGTCCGAATCCTATGCTTATTTAAGACAGTCTCGTGGTATGTAGATTATAACTCAAAGTAATACATTAAGGTAATCGTTGGATAGGCTTTAACTAGCCTATCCAATATTATATATTTTTTATAATGAAGGAGAATTTATTATGAAGGCAAAATTAATTGGTATTGGTGCTGCTGGTAATAAAGCAGCTATGACAGCTATCGAGCAAGATGTATTTAAAAGAGAAGATGTACTTCTTATCAATACAACTCGCAAAGATATGAAAGATGAATATGATGACATCAATGTAATCATTGGTGGTGGTATGGGCGGTTGCGGTAAAGAACGTGGTCGTGCTAAAACTATCACTATTGAATCTCTTAAGTCTGAGAAACTTAAAATTGATTCTTTCCCAGATCCTACAGATGATGCAGTAGTAATTGTATCCTCTTCTGAAGGTGGTACAGGTTGTGGATCTTCTACGATACTAGCGAAATATATTCGTGAAGTATTGAATATGAACGTTCACTTAGTAGTATTCACTGGTTTCGAAGATGATGCTCGTGGTCTACAAAATACTGTAGAATACTTCCAAGAACTTCAAGACAACTATACAGTTGAAGCCATCAGCAATAAGAAGTTCTTATCTTCTAGCAAGAATAAACAAGAGGCTGAACGTAAAGCTAATGATGAATTCTGTACTCGTATGCGTACATGGCTTGGTTTAGACTTGGTTGATTCTGATCAAAATATCGATGAAACAGACTTGTATAAAATCTCTACAACTCCTGGTTTCATGACAATCGAAACAGCTTACTTTGATGGCATTAAGAAACAATCTGATTTGGATAAAGTATTCGAAGAAATGATTTATGCTACAAAGAGCTTAGATTTCACTCCAACAGCTAGACGTATTGGTGTATTTATGTATGCATCTGAACGTACTCAAAACGTTGGTTTCGATAATGCTAAAATCCGTGAAGAGTTAGGTGAACCATTTGAATTCTTCACACATATTCAAACAGTACCAGCCGGTCAAGAACGTGTATGTATCATGGCATCTGGTATTAAACTTCCTACAGAAGAAGTTGAAAAGATTTATAATGAATATAAAGCTAGAACTTCTAATGTAGATAAAAAGAAAGATGGCTTCTTTGACCAAATTGGCGGTATGAAGATGGAAGAAGATGATGATATGTTTAACTTATCTAGCTCTGCTATCAAAAACCCTACAGTTAAAGTTAAAGAAAACTTCTTTGATTCTGTAAAAGACGACGTTTTAGTTATCAAAGTAGATGGTAAGAAAGGTAATAAATCTTCCAAGATTGATGACTTCGAAGAACGTTATTAAGAAAGGAAGCATATATGGGTCTATTTGATAAATATGTAAAACCCAGCAAAGTTTACGCAGAGGACGTTCCGTTCTCTGCCGTAATCAAAAAATCTGCTGAGACTATTATAGAAGAACTAAATAATTTAGATTGGGATAACAAAGATCTAGCTTATAACTACTTTGAGAAGAACCTATCTGATATTATTTACTATCTAGGCGAAGGTGTTAAACCAATCTCTAGATGTCTATATGTAAAATTTGAACCATGGCAATATATTGCAATGATTATGGTTCAGAATCGTCCACAATTAGCTGAAGATAGAATTCGTGTTTTGAATAATGAAATCTATGGATTATTTGAAACTATATCTGAAGCAGCATTTGATCCAGATAGATTTGGTAAAACTCTTACAGCTTTACATAAAATCTCTATGGTTATCAATGAACGTATCTACAAGAAGTTAGACTACGTTGACTGCACTAATAAGCAGTTGACTACTATACTCTCTGTAGCACGTTATTCTAGTAAAGATGAAGCTGTTAATATCAATCGTGTTAATACTTCCATTATGAGATATATGGACCCATCTCAAACATGTGAAGAAGACTTGATGGATTTATATGGTGAACTCTTCTATGAGAACTTCGAGGAATTCTTTGTAACTTCAATGCTAGAATCCTGTGAAGATCCTAAGATTAATACATCTATCAAGAACTGGATGTTTGACTTAGAAACTAATGCTATGCTATTCATGTTGAATGAACGTCCTATGACTATCATCAAACGTGTATTGACTAAGTATAGTCAAGAATGTCTACGTCTACAAAAAGTTCGTAAAGATGTACGATGCTCTATGTTAGCTTTATCTGCAGATTATGATAAGGTTTTATATATAGCTGAAGAACTTAAAGAGCAAGGTCTCTATATATTCTAAACAACTATCCCAAGGTAGTTTAACTACCTTGGGGTATTTTATTTTTTTAACCTTCCTGGAACTTATTAGTAACTTATAATAATATTTTTTAGGAGGATTTTATTATGGGCTTACTAATTGAACGTGTAGCTGAGGTAACTGGCTACTCTCCAGAGCAAGGTCTATATGACGTTGCATACCCAACAGGCTTTTTAAATTTTGATTCTTTGAATGGCTATAAATTAAACTGTTATAATGACAAAGGTGAGATTACACCTGTAACACATCGAGGTATTCTTGATGGGTCTTATAACTTACTTATTGGTCGCTCAGGTTCAGGTAAATCTACATTTGCTGTACAAGCAGCGGCTAATATTATTAACCAATTCCCAGATGCTGAAATGGTTATCCAATCTATGGAAGGTGGTATTACAATTCCACGTTTGGAAACTTTAACTGGGTACGTTGGTCAAGAACTATTTGATCACGTTTCTATTAAGAATAGTGGTATCACTGCAGAGTCTATCTATGATGATATCTATACTATCTATGAAACTAAATTAAAGAATAAAGAAAAACTTATGTATGACACTGGTATGAGAGATTCTACTGGTAATCCAATTACTAAGTTTATCCCAACTGTTATGATTATTGACTCCATTGCATTATTAGCTCCAGAACGTATTGCAGATAAAGGTGAATTATCTGGTCAAATGGCGGCTACTGCAATGGCTAAAGCAAATACATCTCTCCTTAAAGGTGTAATGCAATTAATCAAAGCAACTAATATCATCTTATTGGTAATCAATCATATTACCGAAAAGATTGAAGCAAGTGCATTTATGCATACTAAAGGTCAATTGATGTATCTTAAACAAGGCGAGTCTTTACCTGGTGGTAGAGCTGTAACCTATTTAGCGAATAACATCATTCGATTCGATGATAGTAAACTTAAAGAAGAGACATTTGGGTTCTCTGGTTCCCAAGTTGATATCTCTTTAGGTAAGTCTCGTACAAATAAAGCTGGTAAATCTACACCATTGATCTTCTCTCAAGATTATGGTTTCGATCCACTTTATTCTCTAATGGTTATGCTTAAAGATTCTGGTAAGATTGCTACTAAAGGTGCTTACTTAGAATTAGATGGCTATGATACCAAGTTTAGAACTCGTGATTTCAAAGAGTTCTTTACAGAAAAAGAAGACTTCCGTATGCAATTCTTACGTTTGGCTCGTGAAGTAATGGATCAATTGATTGCTCCAGTACCTACAAGTGGTCAAGTTACGAATGCATCCATTACGAAAGACCTCATTGCGTCCTTCAGAGCATTGGAAGATTAAGTTATATATTATAAAGGTGATACAGAAGAGTATTGATTACTCTTCTGTATTTCATTTTATAATACTTTTAGAAAGGAGACACAATGGCGAACACATTGATTCTAGACGACGAGATTAATCGTGCTAGGCAAAGAATTCAGATTCCAGAACAAGTACTAGGGAAAGAGTTAATTCAACCATTCCCAGCTAGTAGTTCTGGTAGTCGAAAGATTATGTATAGTGTCCATTCAGAGCAATCTATGGCACTATGCTACCCAGAAGTCCCATTCATTCAAACTGGCTTTGAGAATGAATTTGGACATCGCTCCACATCTTTCCAACAAGCTGATCAACGTAAAACTGTATTAGCTAGAATAGAAAGATACGCTATGACCCCAGGTCATGAATATTATCTTATCGTCCATAACGAAGAAACCAATACTTTGGATATCCTTCATAAGTTGGACTATAAGTATATCACAGAATCCTTTGGTTATGAGATTAATAACTCAGTTCTAAATAATCTTGTCGTAGGCAGTGTTATTGAGAAAGGAGACGTTATTACAAAATCTAAAGGGTTCGATGAGTACAACAACAGGATGGATGGTATCAATGTCTTACTAATGTATATTGCAAAGAATAAGACAACTGAAGATGCTATTGAGATTAGTGAGTCTTGTGCAAAACGATTCAAGTCACCACTAGTTAAGAAGATCTCATTCATGATCAATGAAAATGATATCTTACTTAATCTATATGGTAACAAGGATATCTATAAGGTTATCCCTGATATCGGTGAAGAAATCAAAGAAGGTATCTTAGCTGCAGTACGTCGAGAAAATAAAGAAGAAGCTCTATTCTCTCAAGTATTCAATAAGCTCCAAGATATCAATATGTCTGATGAGAAGATTACATCTAATGGTCGAGTAGTTGGTATCGAAATCCATACTAATAACCCAGACCTAATGGAGAACTCTATATACAATACTCAGCTTAATATGTATTATCAAGACAATAAGCGATTCTGTGATGAATTAATCCATACAGTACGTAAACTTCAGGCTAACTATAAATGCGAGTTAGGATACGATCTACAAAAACTTATGCATACAAGTCAACAGATCTTGGATGGAGTTAAGTTCAATATAGATAATAATGTATACTCTAACTTACAGATGGATGTATATATTCTAGAAGAGAATGAACTTCATATCGGTGATAAGTTAACTAACCGATATGGTGGTAAAGGCGTCATTTCTAATATCTTACCTGATGAACTTATGCCTCAAACAGAGGATGGTCAAAGAGTGGATATGAAATACAACCAAGCAACTGTAGTCAATCGGTTGAATCCATCTCAATTATTTGAAATGGAAATCAATTCCGCATCAGCTGCTGTAGTTCGTAATCTTAATAAGCAAGACACTAATGGATCTCTTAAGAAGATTATAAAATTTGTAAGCTTCTTTAGTCCAAGTCAAGCTAAAGAAATGGAAGAGTTCGTAAGTAATAGCAATCCATCAGTTCGTATGGAGTATCTAAACTCTATTATTGATGATGGTAATATTACTATATCTATTCTACCAATGCAAGAACCAGTTACTATTGAAACTCTACAAAGAGTTCTAGCTGAATTCCCAGAAACAAGACATGGGTATGTATATACTCCTATGCTTGATTCTTCCAATCAAGGTATTAGATTAGTTAAGTCTTTAAGACCTGTACTTGTAGCTAAACAATACGTATGTCGTTTGAAACAATATGCGGAAGAAAAGTTCTCAGCAACAAGTATGTCTTTCAGTAATAACAAAGGTGAAAATAGCCGCAATAAATCTGCTGGTCTATATAAACCTGTATATACTAATACACCTATCCGACAAGGGGAGATGGAAATTAGTGCATTGACTCACATTGGTGATGATATCAATGTAATCATGTTGATGCTCTATAGTACAGCTCCTATTGGACGTAGATCTATCAAAGATCTATTGACTAAGAATCCTAATGATGTAGACATTACTTTATCTGCAGATGCTAAATCTAGATCTGCTGAGATTGTAAATGCATATCTTAAGGCTATTGGTCTAAAACTCACATTCGAAAAGGTTCCGAAGAAATATCAAGAAGCATTATTGTATGATATCCCAGATGAAGATTTCTATACACCTGCAATGCTCGAAGACTATTCTTATCTTAAAGCATTAAGAGAGAATGATAAGTCTAAGATGACTATTACAGTTAAAGAATTCAATGGTAAATATTATCCAGTATATGATAACTTCGTTGAACCAGGTATCCCAGCTATCATGGAAGGAGCTATGAGTAGCGAACCTCCAGAAGGTTATAGTGAAACAGATTCCTTATGGGTAACTAGGGGTATTAAGTACTTTAATAGATAAGGAGGCAATCATGATTTTAAGAGATCTATATACGACTCTCTTACGTGGTAGTCTTGATAACGTCTTTGAAGACGAGAATTTAAGATTGATTAATGAACGGACTTCAGTTTTGTTAAATAAACCGAACTGGACCATTCAGGATATAGATGATGCTGATACAATCTTACGTATCAGCAACGTCTTATATAACAATACAGATCTAGCTGTATTACCATTAGAAGATGGTGTTTATGATTTACTCTTAGAGGCTTATAAGAAATACAATCCTAACTTCCAAGTTGGGTCCGATGTAGTTCACTTTAAGCTCCAAGGTAAAGGTAAGGCTACAAGTAACGAAAGTTATATTGAAGCTATAGTATCTTATCCGAAGGAAACTAATGATACTCTATATAGAGATACATTCATTGAAGTTCCAACGAATAGATGGCAACCAGCAATAGAATCTAATCATGCTACAGTATCCGATAGAGGTAGAGACACAGCTCATAAATATCCTCAATTAGTTGGTACTCTAGATAAGTGTAAGTTTGTATTAGAGTCTGATGCAAAGAAAGCTTTTGTAGATAAAGATCCAAAGGTAAAGATATTTGAAAGAGACTTCTTAGCTAAACATGTCATGATGGGATTGATTAATTATCAAACTCCATTTGAGATGGTAGCTGAAATCAAATATGATGGATTGTCTGTAGAAGCTGAAGTAAATAATAAAGTAGTCAGTGCTAGAACTCGAGGAGATTTAGATGCTGACTTAGCTACAGATTTAACTGATATCTTATATGGTTATAGATTCCCTAATGAGTTATCTGATAATGAAGTTATCGGTATGAAGTTTGAGGCAATCATTACCAAAGAAGATCTAGTTAGATTCCAGAATGCTACTGGTAAAACTTATAAGAATATGAGAACTGCAATAGCTGGTATTATTGGTTCAGCTAATGCCAGAGATTATATTGACTTTATTACATTAGTACCATTAGCAACTTCTTTAGACTTTAATAGTCGTATAGAAGAATTAGAATTCATGAATAGATACTTTGCTACTAAAGAACCTAATAGATATAGAATTATTCAAGGTTATTATAGCAACGTATTATTCCAAGTGAATAAGTTTGTCCAAGATGCTGATTGGTTTAGATCTTATATGCCATTTGCTTATGATGGTATTGTAGTATCTTATACTAATAAGAATATCATTCAAGCTCTTGGTCGTGAGAATCATGTGAATAAGTATAGTATTGCAATCAAGTTCAATGCTATGGTTAGATCTACAAGATTCCGTGGTTACCAATATACAGTTGGTAAGAATGGTGTTATTACACCGATGATTATGTTTGACCCAGTTGAGTTCAATGGTACTGTCCATAACTTAGCAAGTGGTCATTCATATGAAAGATTTAAAGCATTATCATTAAGATACAATGATATTATTGATGTGACTTATGTCAATGATGTAATGCCATATGTATCTAGACATGATTGTGTAGAGAATGATAACAATCCAAGACCTATGGAGGAATTCATCGATAATTGCCCTGCCTGTGGTACTCTACTGGTAGAGTCCTATAGCGGCAAATCTGTATCATGTCCTAATCCTAAATGCATTGGTCGTGGTATTGCTAGGATGGCAGATATGCTTAAGAAGATTAACTTTAGAGATTTCTCTGAAGCTACAGTTAAAGACTTAAGTATAACTTCATTCACTGATCTTCTTAATATTACACCTAGCAGATTAGCAATCTTAGGTGATGTCAATAGTAAGAAGTTCATGGAGCGGGTAAACGAACTAAAGACAAAGCAAGTATATGATTATAATATCATTGGTGCTCTTGGCTTTACAGATATTGCAATTAAGACTTGGAAGATTGTACTTCATGCTTTGAAGATAGAAGAAGTACTAAACTTACCAGATAGTGAATTGCAATCTAAACTCATGAAGCTTAAAGGGATCGGTAAAGTTGCAGTAGAGACTATTCTTAATGAACGTGAAGTCTTTGCTGAAGATCTCATTACTATCATGAAGATGAATAATGTAGTCAGAACTTATAACCTAGTAGACAATCGTAAGAAGATTGTAATCACTGGATTTAGAGATGATACATTAGCAGAGAGAATGGCACCTCTCGGGTATTTCGTTACAGATACAAGTGTGACTAGAGATACCAATATTCTAGTGATTCCACATGTGGGATTCAGTAGTTCTAAAGTAGACAAAGCCCTCAAGTATGGTATCCAGATCGAGGCATTGCCTGACTTTAAAGCAAGATTTGGTTTGTAAAAAATTACAAACTAACTTACAGAATATTAATATATTATATACGTGATCATGATATAGTCTATGGTCACGTATTATATTTTATTTTCCATGCAAAGGAGACACAACCATGGTAAAAGACATTAAAGAAACAAACATTATTGAAACTGTATTGGAACGCTTGAAAGCAGAAGACCAAATTATCTTACGTTCTCATCAGTTCGTAAATGTATTGAAATCTGTACTATTCGGTGCAGTTAAATTCTTAGCAAACACTAAGTTTGAAAACGAAGCAGTATTGCGTGTCAATGATAAAAATGGTACATTCATTGCTGGTATCGTTTTAGAACGTGCAGTAGATGATGAAGGTAAAAACTCCTTCGAAGCTCGTTTTGAATTAGACGAAGATGGCGTTAAAGATATCGCTACTGTATATGATTTGAGTGATGAAGAAGTTCAACGCTTCTTGAATCGTTTCATGTATGTATTGACTAATAACAAATTCGTTAACAATGCATTTGTATTCGATATCACTCGTGTTATCTTATCTTCCGTAATCAATGCGTTGATGAATCTTAACAAAACAGATATCGACGAAGATGGTTACGAAGTTAAATTCGATGAATATCTTACAGTTACAGCAACTGAAGAAGATGGTAAACGTGTTATCGATTTCGAACCAGCTGTTGATTTGAAGAAATTCATCAAAGACGACAAACTAGTTGACGTTGAATAATAACTGATAATGTTGGAGGTTAGGTGAATAACCTAACCTCCTATTGTATCTTTTATTTTTAATCGGAGACACAAGAAATGAAAAAAGGCGTAGTAAATGGAACGATGTATACTATCTATGACTTTGATACTGCAATGAAGAATGCTGATGACATTAACGTTGCTATCGAAGAAGATGGTAAAGTCTTTCCTATTATAGGCAAGTCTAATGCATACCAAACTAATGGTGTTGTACTTGATGGATGTATGGCGACTTTCATCAGTGCAGATAAAGACCAGTCTAAGTATGAATTAGATAATATGAAGATTATTGATTTTAGTAATGCTAAGAGCATGCAAGATCAAATTGAAAAGTCTAGTGAGTTACGTTCTATGGAAGAGACTATCTTGATTAATCCAGATAATATTTTCAATGTTAGAATCAAACCAAATGACTTACCTGAGATGATTGGTCTTAAGGAAGCTGTTAATCGTAAGAATATTGATATAAATAAATATGCTTATCGATTTGGGGATAACTTTAATAATGACCGTCGTCTATTTGAAAAGGATACTATCACGTTAGCAAAGATTAAGACAATCGCTGAAGCATTAGATATGGATTGTTATGTGATCTTTGAAGATAGAGAACCAAATGTACCTAATCCAATTGGGTCACAAATTAAAGTTAAGATCACCAATATTGGGGAGGGTGACAATGAACACACAAGCTAAGTTTATCGCAGACTATAACGATAAAAATAGACCTAAGTTCAATGACATATTCTTCACTAAGTCTGATGATGATATTATTGAAGACTTGAAGGATGTTATTCTTTCTTGTGAAAGAAATAAATTCTATACTATCAAAGTATTAGGATTTGAAGTTATAGATGATTACACTGAAGTACAAAAGTTACTTATCGGTGATGAAACTCCATCTATATCTATCAAAGATTCTGACCTTAAGATATTGAAAGTAACTTATCATGTAGCTTGTACTAAAGATGAGGAAACTTTCGATGTACTTATTGCGATTCCAAGAGTTATTGATGGGGCTTATATCCATTTGAATGGTAATGATTACTTCCCATTATTCCAGCTGGTTGATGGTAGTACTTATAATAATACTACAGCAGCAGCTGCTAAGACTCAATCCATTACACTTAAGACAAACTCCAATGCAGTTAAGATGCTTCGTAACTTCGTTGATCTAAATACAACGAAAGAAGAGACATTACGCATGGCTATGTTTAGTGTATACTTGTTTGATCACAAGGTTACATTATTCGAATACTACTTAGCTAGATTCGGATGGTATGAAACTTTAAACAAATTTAACTTTGAAGATGTAATCAAGATCTCTGATCATGATATTGACGATCCAGAGTATTATACTTTTGCGATTGCCAATAGTCATATGAAGAGCCCATTCTATATCTCTGCAGTGAAATCCTTTGTAGATAATGATCGTATCTTACAATCTTTCATTGCATCATTTGCTAAGTCTATTGCATCTTATGCGACTAAGAAGACTACAATGGATCAGTTATATACTACAGAATTCTGGGTATGTAAACTAGGTTATAACTTTGTATCTTCTGAGACTTCAGTATTCACTAAAGGTAATGCAATCATTGAATCCTTGGAAAACTCTTACGATATTCCAACTAAGAAACGTTTGCGTTTACCTGACCACATCAAAGAAGATATCTATTCTGTATTAAAATGGATGGCATGTGAGTTCTCTTCAATTCGTTTAAAGAATAACTTAGATGCATCTACTAAACGGATTAGATGGTCTGAATATATTGCAGCTATGTATATCATGCTAATCAATGTTAAACTTAGACGTTTACCAGAGAAGCATGATCCTAACATGGAAGCTTATCGAATCAAACAGCAATTAAATACACCACCAATGGCTTTAATTGCTGAATTACAGAAATCTAACCTTAAAGGTTTCCGTAATATGGTTAACGATAGAGACTCATTCTTACAATTAAAGTATACCATTAAAGGTCCATCTGGTCCTGGTGAATCTAATAGTAAGAATGTGGCACGTAATGTGCGTGCAATCGATCCATCTCATTTAGGGATTATCGATTTGAATACATCTTCCGCATCAGATCCTGGTGTAGGCGGGATGTTATGCCCACTCAACTATGGTGTATATGAATGGAACTCTTTCACTAATGAAGAAGAACCTAATGTATGGGATGACAACTTCAGTAAGATGCTTAATATATACCGTGAAGAGAAAGGCTATACATCTGCAATCATGTTAGCAGATGATGCTGGATTAGAACTAACAGATAATAGAGATCCTGAAGCAGTAGCATTCGATGCCCAATTACTTGGTCAAACAATTGCTAAGGTAGCTAGGACTCGAGCATTTGAGAAACAACTTCGTCCAGCGTTAATTAACATGGAAGACAGCTGTTCAATATACTTTGAGGAGGTTTAAGATGGCTGATATCTACTACAGATATTTTGTGTTCTCCAGAACTCAAATGGAAGCACTTAAAGAACGCTATAATAAACTCGGTAAAGATATTGAATTTGGTAAAGTAGTAGTTGGTGGTGTCAAGAAAGAATACACTGATATTCTTCTTGACATGAGCCAAGCTAAATACTCAGATTCAATCAAAGTTGCTGAGGGCGATATTCGTCGTATTATTTATACTAAAACTAAATAGGAGGATTCTATGCGAGTAGGACAAGCAAACACAGATATTCATAATTTTGGTCACTATCTAGTTAAACTTCTTGATACAAATTCTTTGTATTGGGATAAACTAGAAAGTATCTCTCCAGATTATGATCTTCTTAATGATCATAATGAGACTTACTTTGTTAAGACTGATGAACTTCTAGAAGTTAAAGAGGGTTTCATCATTAGTTCTCATACATATGGTCGTAAACTAAATATTCGTGGTAAGAATATTGTATTGGTATACAATGAAGACATTGAACCAGAATATCTTACAGATAATCCATTTAGTGTAGCAGTAAACCGTGAATCTGATTCCATGCATACATTATTGATCAACTTCAATACATTCGTTAAGTTGATTGCTAATAAGGACTATAATGGCATTTACTCTTTCTTCGCTACTTTCTATAAATGGTTATGTGGTGCAGAATCTACACAATCCCATTTATATGCAGTTCTTACATACATCGATGTAGTTTACCATAACTTAGACTTAGAGAAAGTTAAAACTTTCATCGATTTCAATCTTGCTAAATCTACTGATATCTTAAGTCAAGTAGTTATGAGCAAATTCAATGTACCAAACGTACATGGCTTCACCGCTAGAGTATTAGCTATCATGGAAGTAGACAATAATAACATCTTTGCAGAGTTATATTACTACCCACGATATACTAATGACTTAATCAAAGCAGGTATTGAACCAGAATTCAGTCTTAAAGGATTCTTAGCTACTATTGAAGAGGCATTTGAGCATCAACATGATGAAAATATCGAATTGCGTGATGCATTCATCGATGCTAACTACTTCAATAACGCAACTATGGAAGTTGATGCTGAAAGTAAATATGAAAAGATCGTGTTCACTCAATTACTTAAGTTTGAACCACGTCTAGAACAACAAATCGATTTACTATTCGGTATGCCTAAAGAACTTTTGGAAACTACTATGGATATCATCTACAAAACTATTGGTGACTGTATTGAAAAATATGGTATCAAAGAAGTAGATCCAGAAGAAGAAAAAGAACGTAAACTTCAATTAGAATCTGATATTGAAGCACAAATCAAGAAAGCTATTGAAGGAATGGATAAGAAATAATATATTACCCTCTAGGATACATAATCCTAAAGGGTTTTATTTTTTAAGGTGGTGAGACATATGAAAGAAGCAGTTATTGATAACTGTACTTGCCCTAAGTGTTATTCAAAGAACTTCGATCTATACACAGCTAATGGTAAACCAGTGAGTTATGCTAATATCATACTAGCGTTTAGTAAAAATCCAGAGCAAGTGTTAGATAATTTGAATAGATACCAACTGTATAAATTCAAATGCAATGATTGTAGTAAATCATTCTCTATTGATTGGAGATGGGGTTTACCATATCCTACAATGGAGAAGATTGACGTGTAACCTTGAACAAAGCAATAATAAATGAAAGGAGAATTTACTTATGATTTCAAAGAATAATCTACTATATGCCATAGGTGCTATTATTTATATTGCTTGTTTCGGTTACATTGTACATGATATGCTTCAAGCCCCCGAAGGTCGTGTATTAATCTTTATTTATGCCACTTCGGTGATCTTGACAGCATTGATTATTGTGATTGGTTATAAGATATCTAAGGCACTCTTACACATACTTGAAAAGTATATGGGAGAGTGATAAGGTATGATTGAACTAACAATAGCAATCTTAATTGCAGCAGGAATGCTAACTATTATTTCTAACATTAGCTTCATCGTTAATGTCGGATTAATTTTGTTAACAGTGTTATGTGTCTTATCTAATGACAATAACAAAAAAAGGTAAATTTATGATGGCTTTTGATCTTTTATTGACATTAGTCATCGGTGGTAGTGTTGCCTATAAATATATGAATGGGCAAGATATTACCTCTGATTATATAATGTCTATAATGTCAGTAGTCTTACTATTTATTATCTATAAATCTATAAAAGTAAAATAGTAATCTACGTCAAACAAGTTAATACTTTATGTATAATTTGTTATGGAGAGGGGATATTATACGTAATGAATGTAACTTTAGCGATAACGGCACTTTTTATTATCATTATTATATCATTACTGTGGATGGTAGCTAGAGTCTTGTATAAAGATCATTTATCTGAATCACCACTCTATATAATAACTGATAAACGCAGTATGATTATTGATGAGACAGATGACTATCTTAAGTTAATCCATAACGAAAGATCGGTATATCTGGTAGAACTCAATGGTGAATTCTTTGTTAATGTAACTGGAAGCTCATACAATCAAGCAAAGATTGGAGACCAAGTTATGTTAGCATCCGGTCCCACTGACAGGGACTTCATTATTAAAAAAATATAGGTATTTGTAATGAAACTATTATCAATTCGACTTGAAAACTACATAGGTATTTACAATGGTCGTGGTGATAATATCTTAGAGGTAGACTTATCACAGTCTACCTCTAATATCGTCATCATTCGTGGCTCCAATGGTTCTGGTAAGTCCACTTTATTAAAAGCTTTATCTCCACTCCAAGATGATAACACTGCTATTATTCCGGGGTTGGAGGGTAAGAAAACTTTAAGATATCTTTACAATGGTGAAGTATATGAAATCTTATACGTTCATCCAGTAAAGACTGATGGCTCTAGAGGTCAAGTTAAGATGCAAGTATATAAAGGAATGAACCGTGTTGAGTTGAATCCTACTTGGAACGTGACTTCTGGTAAAGACATCATATTTGATTTATTTAACTTAGATGCTAACTTCCTTACACTATCTCAGTTATCTTCTGAAGATAGAGGGTTAGCTGATAAGAAACCAGCTGAACGTAAGAAGTTCGTTAATAGTATTATTAATGGTATTGAAGTATACAACAACATGTATAAGGTTATTACCAAGAAGTATTCTACGTTCAAGAATCTTATTAGTACAATCTCTTCTAAGATTAATCAAATCGGTAATATAGAAGAATTGAATGCTAGATATAATAATATCTCAAGACAAGTTGAAACTGTATCTAGTGAAAGAGATAAAGCTGTTATTGAAGCATCCAAGATTGATGCGGAGATCGGTATCTTAACTAGAGACAATAATCTTGAGGAATTCTATAAGATTAACGAAGAGATACGGGAGAATCTAGATTATATTAGAGCATCCAAATCCCAAGTTATTAATCTTTCTAAAGGAGAACTAACTAGCAAGAACCTAAATGAACTAAAAGATATCATTGATAGTAGTTTACATGCTTTCGATAAAGATATATCCAAATGGAAATCTGAAGAAGCTGTAGCTAACGCTAAGATTGAAAATATATCTAAAGAAAAAGAAGATACGTTTAAGTCTTTACAAACTAAGATTACTAAACGTGGTACTTTATTAGATGGAGGATTCAGTGATTCTGATCTATCTCTATATAAAGATACTAAAGCTAAAATAGCTGAACTTGAAAATGATATCAATGGTTTAAATTCTTCTATTAAGAACCTTTCTGAAGCAGAGGCATTAGTCAATGCTATGGAAATGATTGTCCCAGTGTTGGATAGTCTTTATAATGGTTTAGATGCTACCACTAAGAAAGAGAAATATGATTTCGTTAAGACTACACTAGATAATGATGGTAAGTATGTAGATCAAACTGTTGAATTGACTCGTACTTATAATGAAGTATCTAGAACTATAACTGAGCTAGAATCTGAAATATTAGCTTATGAGATTCTATTCGATAAAGCTAAGTCTTTGGCTTTAAGACCTAAAGCTTGTAAGATTGATGATTGCTCTTTTGTTAAAGAAGCAATTGAAGCATCGTCTAAACACCCAGAGAAACGCATCAATGATATCAATAAAGAAATTGATGAATCAAATAAACTTTTGAAGTCCTTAGAGAAAGACATTGAGTCCTACAGAGAACTTTACGATTTCAATAATAGATTTACTAATCTTCATGGTATGGTATTATCTTTCAGAAAGCTATTAGAAAAGAGTCCAGTTGATTATATCATCGACCCATATCAACTATTAGCTTCTTTAGACCATATGGAAAAGTTAATGATCGACTTCAATCAGATTCGTGGTATATTCAATATTATCACTACTAAATCTAATTATGAGGAAATCATTGAATCATTAAAAGAACCAGCGGCGAAGTATGAAGCAAACAAGGCTCTAATCGATGAATTAGATTCTGACATCGCTTCATTGAAAGATAAACTAACTACTATTGATGATCAATTGATGACTGAGAAAGATGCTATCAGTGAAACTACAACTGATATTGCATTAACAGAGTTTAAGATTGAAGTATATACTAAATGTAAGTCTTTAGTAGATGAGTGTATTGGACTTGAAGAGAGAAACAATGAACTCCAAGGACAAATCAATTCTTTATCTGATATTGCCTTTAAGGTTAAAGATCTTGAAGCTAGAATGGATGAAGCTAAGTCTAGAGCTGATAGATTGAATAATGACTTAAATGCTATTCTTAGTGAAAGAGATAAGATAGCATCTAGTAAAACGTTGTTAGAAGACTATATCAGGGACCTAGACCTGTATAATAAGAATTTCTCGATTCTCGAAACTATACGTTACTATTTAAGCCCAACTACGGGCATCCAGACAGTGTTTATGAGAACGTATATGGGAAATATTATTTTGAAAGCTAATGAATTATTAAGTTTGATATTCAATGGTCAATTCATTATACAACCATTCGTCATCAATGAAGCTGAATTTAGAATCCCTTGTTTAGGTAATGGTTTAGTTAATGATGATATCTCATCTATGAGTACAAGTCAAATTTGTATGATTAGTATGATCTTATCATTTGCTATTCTATCTAACTCATCTACTGATTATAATATCTTAAAGCTAGATGAAATTGATGGTGGTCTCGATACAGAGAATCGCATTCAATTTATTGGTTTATTGAAACAACTTATTACCATGGTAGGATGTGAGCAATGTTTCCTTATTAGTCATAATATGGAATATGATGCTGACACTACTGTGATTGATATGGCTGCACGTCCAGTATTAGTTAGATAGGAGGTCCTATTATATGTATGATTTCGCAAGTGCGTATGTACTAGCTAGAACTTTAGAGATTGTTGCATCTGCTGCAACAATTGGTTTAATTATAACTGCATTCGTTCAAGATTAATATAATGGACTAGTCTCTTAGTAGACTAGTCCGTTTTCTTTTTTTGTAATACTCCTAAATTATAGCTGTATATTATTAAGGTGATATGATATAGTTATATTTATTTTAAGGAGGAAATATCATGTTAGGACATTTGAAAATTGTATTAGTTGGTTTGGTTACATTAGCATTCAGTTACTTTATCGATCAAAGTAATCAAGATTCTCTTGGTATTATCATTCTATTAGCACCATTATATTCTATCGGTGCAATTGTTACACTAATCGGTCTTGCTGGTGTTGCAGACCGATTCATCAATCCAATGCCAAAACGTAAAAGAGCTAGACGATAAGCGTCTAGCTCTATATTTTATTTTTATTCCCAAGGAGGAGCCAAAAGATGAAAACTGAATTATTTGTTATTATTGCAAGTGTAGTTGCTATCGGTCTTAATGTATTATCAATGGGTCCATCTATTGCTAATATCTTAGATGGATATAACTTGAAGATGTCTTATGCATTAGTATGCACAAACATCTCTATCATCATCATTTCTATCATTCTATCTTACGTAGCAGTAAGTTTAAAAAACAACAAATAAAAGACATTTTAGTAGGAGGATATATATGTTTAGAAAGAAAACTCAACTATATCTAATTCATATAATCTTATTAAATGTCTATATATTGGCTGCAAGTTATATGCGTAAATTTTCTATGTTACTGACATGGATATTGCTTATACTTGCAGCTATTTCATTAGCATGGTTATTATATAACTCTGTTGATAGAAGGTGAAGTTGTTGATTAAGTTGTTTAGTCTTATAGGAATCTTAATTTGTCCATGGATGATTTTGATTCCTCTATTTTTACTAGAGTGGATTACCGGTTCCCATATGAGGGATACACCTTATGTGATTGGGATACTGATAATCTATGATTTTGGTATGGGATTCTTATTGACGTATCGATATATTATGGATAAGATTGGAGGAAAATAATGATATCGAGTGATAAGTTAACTAAGTATGATTATTATTATCTCAGTGTCGCAAATCAGATATTGAGTAATGGAGATATGCGAGATAACCGTACAGGTATTCGAGCTATCTCTTTACCACATGTCTGTATGACATTTGATTTGGAAGATGCATTTCCAATTCTGGCTTCTAAGTTTGTAGGATTCAAAACTGCAGTGAAGGAGTTATTATGGATTTGGCAAATGCAATCTA